TGTCATATCTAATCCTGTCCATTTATAAGTAGTACCTCCTACAGTTCCATTAACTTCAACTGCGGTTGCTCCCATATTTCCACCATCATGTGATATTCCTGTGCCTGTAACTGTATATTCGTAACCTGTTTTAAAGTCTTTACTGGTAATTGATTCTGTAAGAGTAGTAGTTGTATTTGTAGTACTTTGCATATTTCCTTGAACAAAATTAGGAACAATGTTTGCATTAGCTGGTAAAACATATATAAAAAACAGTAATAAAAGCTTCCGCATGATTCATTAGTCTACAGTCAATGTGGTTACATATTGTCCAGTAGCAGTTGTACCTGCCGAACCTGCTGTAATGGTAATGACGTGATTATCTACAGTACCAGCAAGGTTCGTTGCTGTACCTCCAGAAGTACTGGTTAAATCACCAAAAGGGCTTACTTCACCAGTGGTTAAACTTGTAGCTACAGTATCACCTGTCGTATGTGAGACTGTGTAGGAAAAAGATTCTCCATCTGTTAGCTGACTTGCTGTAATTGGTGTATATGCAGCAACTCCAGCAGTCGAAGCTCCTAGTCCTCCAAGACTTCCAGCAGTTGTACCATCTGTTGTGGTAACTCCCGTTCCAGAAACACTGTATGAGTTTCCTATACGATCTGCTGTAGTTCCTGGGGCAGCCACTTCTAGCTTTACTGATGAACTTATAGAAGAAGTTATGTCAGCATAAGCAGGTGTTACTGCAAGCAGTAGTAGTGATAGTAGTTTTTTCATTGGATACCTACGTTGTTATCTTTATTATCTACTATCTTTGGTGCTTTATTGTTGTTATTACTGTTGCCGTTTTTCTTTTTGCCTACCTGCAAACCAAAACTAGCTAAACTTCCACTAAAAATCGAAGCGATAAAAGTGGGATCAAAGTCCACTATTTTCTTACCGTCAGCAGGTTCGTAGTAAGAAAGAGTCAGCATACTTGCAGACCAGACTAGAACAGCGATTTTGACAATCGTTTCGACACGATTACCTTCTTTTTCTTCTTGATCTTCCATGTTTTTTATAAGAGGAAACCCTATATGGGGATAATAGGGCTTGTTGACTTGTGTGAGGAGTCAAGCCAAAATTAGCAAATAATGACATACTTGGGAAGTATATATTACTAAATCCATGCTTGCCCTATTAAAACCAGTTCTTTTTACCTTTCTCAAGTCCAAAGCAATTCGTCAACTTGCTCTTGATCTTGTTCGTGCCTGTGTAACAAAAACAGACAATGATGTCGATGATAAATTATGCGATATGTTGGAACAGGCACTCTTCCCAGGTAAATGACACATAAAGAATTTTTCAATGTTCTTATTGGTAAACCACCTGCTGAAATAGAACTGGAAATTGAAATAAGAAAAAGAGAAGTAGAAGCTTTACCAGATTTTGTAATGAAACAATATTGCCTTGATCTGGTAAAAGAAAACAAACTGCAAGATTTTTTAATCATGGCAGCCATGCAACGTATCACTGAAACAGAAACTAAGCTGTTAAGAGTTGAAATGGCTTTACATCATCACACAAAAAATCTTAGACAAAAGAAAAAGAAAGTAAAGAAGACTACGATATTTACTAGAATTAAAGCTATGCTAGGCTTAGTATCTTAAAATGTTCTAATTATGAGACAAGATAAGAAATTACAATTATTAGAAACTTTACATACAGTTCTTATAGAAAATCTGTTGGATAAGGTAAAGAGTGGAGAAGCAAAAGCAGGTGATCTTAACGTAGCTAGACAACTTCTTAAGGATAATGGTATCGAATGCATACCAACAGAGAAGAGTCCTATGGAAGATCTGATGTCAAACCTTCCAGACCTTGATGTAATACCTGTTTTAGAAAGATAATTGCAACCTTTACCTGAGAAACTACAAGACTTTAGATATTTCCTGATCATTACTTGGCGACATCTTAACCTACCTGACCCCACACCAGTTCAATTAGACATAGCTGAATACTTACAATACGGTCCTAGAAGAAAAATCATACAAGCTTTTAGAGGTGTCGGTAAAAGTTGGATTACTTCTACCTACGTTGTTTGGAAACTACGGATGAATCCACAACTAAAGTTCCTTGTTGTCTCTGCTAGTAAAGATAGAGCAGACAACTTCTCTACTTTCACCATGCGTCTTATAAATGAGATGCCAATATTAGCTCCACTACGTCCAGAAGACTCTCAGAGAAACTCTAAAATAAGTTTTGATGTTGGCCCTGCTCAAGCTGACCATGCCCCTTCTGTTAAGTCACAAGGTGTTCTGGGACAAATGGCAGGTAGTAGAGCAGATGAGGTTATAGCTGATGACGTAGAAGTACCAAATAACAGTTTTACCCAACCGATGAGAGACAAGTTAAGTGAAGCTGTAAAAGAATTTGATGCCATCCTCAAACCAAACGGTAAAATAACCTTTCTCGGTACACCACAAACAGAACAATCTTTATATCTAACACTTGAAGAACGTGGATATACAACACGTATCTGGACTGCTCGTTATCCAGACCTTAAAAACAACTATGGAGATAGACTAGCCCCTAAGTTAGCTCAGAGCCTCGCAGAAGAGACTGTAAAACCTAAGGATCCTGTTGACCCAGAAAGATTCAGTTCGATAGATCTAATGGAACGTGAGGCCTCCTATGGACGTTCTGGATTTGAATTACAATTCATGTTAAACACTAGCCTTAGTGACCAGGATAGATACCCTCTTAAGCTTTCAGACCTAATCATCAGCAGTGTTAACCCAGATCATGCACCAGAAAAGGTAATCTGGTCCTCTTCTCCCGAATATGTCATCAAAGAATTACCATGCGTTGGGTTTAATGGTGATCATTTCTATCGACCTGCCCAACAATTCGGTGATTGGATTGAATATACAGGCTCAGTCATGTTCGTAGACCCCTCTGGGAAGGGTAAAGATGCTACAGGTTATGCCGTAGTAAAAATGTTAAACGGTAATCTATACGTCCCTGACGCAGGAGGTCTTAATGGTGGTTACTCTGATGCAGTATTAACAACTTTAGCCAAAATAGCCAAGACCAATAAGGTAAATACTATCCTCGTAGAATCAAACATGGGTGGAGGTATGTTTGCAGAACTTCTAAAACCCTTCCTTATGAGGTATCACCCCTGTGAAGTACAAGACGTACGCAATACAAAGACTAAAGAACTAAGAATTATAGACATCCTTGAACCTGTAATGAACTCTCACAGACTAATAATAGACCGTAAGGTAGTAGAAAAAGATTATAGATCTAACCCCAACGAAGCTCCAGAAAGAAAACTAAAGCTACAACTCTTCTATCAGATGTCTCGTATTACCAAACATAGAGGTTCCCTAGTACACGATGACATCCTTGATGCTTTATCAGGAGCAGTAGCTTACTGGACTGAATACATGGCTCAAGATGAAGACCGTAACATAAGATCTCGTAAGGATGAATTACTATCCATTCACCTAGATAACTGGGGTTCTTCCATAAACAACACCGTTACACAAACTGCACTAGGTCTAACACCTACACAGATAAGAAATTCTAATACCTCTAACGATGGTTTTATAAATAAATCTTATTAGGGACCATTAGTGAAGAAATGGGGGGATAATAGGGGGGTTCCAGAGCTAAGTTCCCACAAAAGATTCTCCCACAGTCATAGAAACACACAAAGTCACAGAATCCCCCACAGAATTACAGCCAACAGCATTACCCATTAGACTAACAACTATAGGTCAATATAAAAGACCTACACAGACCCCTATAGATCACTTCTGGGCAGATCTATAGGGGTTCTTATAGATATCTTATAGATAACTTATAGGTAGTCTTTTAAAATAATTTTGGGGCAAAAATTTGAAGGGTTTACATATATACGCATATATTGTTTTTACCCCTTCTATATGATTTTTTTTTGTCAATTTATAGTATAACTAGGCTTTTTATTTAGTAGTACTGTCATATGGACAGAACTACAGTATAGATACTGACTAGGTTCTTGGACTAACTAATAGTATTTTGGACAGAATTGGACATAAAAATGGACTATGGGGACTATATAGAGGTCTATTGTTACAGATTGTTAAGATTATTTGTATTTATTATTTATCGATGGTCACCTCTAGTAATACTGTATGCAGTACTAGTTAACTAATAGATAACTAATAGATAGCAAGTACTAATCCCAGAACCTTTTAA